TCGGCGCTGGTGTCCTGCGCCTTCTTGCGCACGTCGGCCGGCTTGTCGAGCAGGTCGGAGAACGCGGCCTCGGCGTCCTTGGTGCGCTGCTCCGCCTCCCGCATTTCCTTCACGCGGGCGTCGATCTTGTCGAGGTCCGCGTTCAGGGCCTGGTACTTGGTCTCTTCCTCCGCGCTCAGGTCGCGCTTCTCCCCCTCCGCCGTGTCGAGCAGCTCCTTCGTCTGCTCCCACACGTTGAGGCGGCGCTCCTGCAGCCTCTTGATGAAATCGCTCACGTCGCCCTCCTGGGCATGACGAAGGCACCCGCGGCGAGTTGGCCGAGGCGCCTGGTGGATGGTGTGTCGAGGTGGGGGTCGCCCTGCCTCAGAGGGTGCGGCGCCTCATGAGCTCGGCGCGCCGCTGCCGTACCGACATCAGCGGGTGGGTGTCGCCCTGCCCGCTCGCCGGGATGATCGTGGGGGCCGGGGCCCCGAGGAACTGCTTCAGCTCACCGGCCTCGGCAGCCTGCCGGACCTCGGCGAGGTCTGCGCCGGCCTTCTCCGCCAGCGAGCGCAGGCCCGTCGACGTGTCCAGGTACGCGGGGGTATTGACGGGGGCGACGTCGACCAGGCGCCCCGACAGGAGCGTCCGCTGCGGGAATCCGTCCTCGGTCATCGCCCAGTCGTCCTCGAACGTGTAGAAAGCGAACGAGCTGCGGGTGACGTCGCCGCGCCCGACGAGCTCGAACACGTCCTCGCGGGTGGCGGGCACATCGACCCGGTAGTCCAGGCCGGTGCCGTCCACGGCCAGGCGCAGCGTGCCCGCGTCCGTCGTCCCGAGCAGCCGGTTGTCGTCGTGGTTGTAGCGGGCCATGACCTCGGGCCAGCCGTCCCCCTCCGACTTCGCGAAAAAGCCGGGGTCGATCCGCTCGACGAACCCGCCCAGGTTGCGGGACAGCTTGTTGAACTTGGCGGCGTACCCGCCGATCGCGCGCGCTGCGTCGCCGTCGCCGGCGCGCACCTCGACCTTGCCCGGCGTGAACCGGCGCTCGGCGTCACTCATCTAAGCCTCCGGGCTCGGTGGAAGGGCCGCGGCCTGCGGCCCGTAGATCTGCCCCTGGCCGTTCGGCAGGGGCTGCAGGTCCTCAAGGGCGCGGACGTCGTCGACGTTGCGCCAGCCCTGCGCCAGCGACATCCCGTAGGCGGAGTACCGGTCAAGCAGCGAGGTGCGCATCATCGCGTCCACGTTGAACTTCACGAACTCGCGGCCCGGCATCAGCTCGGAGAACCTGTTCTCCAGCCGGACCAGCCACGGCCGCAGCGTGAACGTCGCCAGATCGATGCCCTCAAGCTCGACCGTGCTGTACGTCATCGAGCCGCCAGTGTCCCCACCGACCTTGCCCGGCGGGACACCGTAGATCGTCGCCATCTGGGTGGCGTTCAGGCGCATCGTCTCGACGAACTGCGACTCCTCCGGGCTCACCTTCAGCGCGTTGAAGTCCCAGTCCTGCCCGAACACCAGCGGCTTACGCGACCGCATCGACGCCGACAGCCGGTTCGAGATCTCCTCCGACTCCTGCGGCGTGACCGTCTTCGCCGAGTTCTTCATCGTCGCGGGCGGAGTGCCCCCGTTGTCGAACCAGGAACGCCCGTACTCGGTGGCCGTCAGCCCGTGCCCGATCGACTCGGCGAACGCGGCCAGCGGCGACAGCCCCACCACCTTGCCGGGCAGTACGAACCACGGGATGTGGACGATGTCCGCCGTCGGGACTTCGCGGCCCTGCCAGTAGTAGACGGGCTTCCACGGGTTGAGCTCATCGACCCACACGTCATCAGGGTTGAGCCACTCGATCATCGTCGGGAAGCCGAGGTCATCCCGCTGCGTGATCAGCCCGTAGGCGTTGCCGCGCAGCGCCATCGACACCACGCACTTGTGCAGCCACTGATACAGGCCGTCGACCGCGGCCGGCTTAAACAACAGCTGCGGGATGTACGACACCAGCTCACGCGTCGCCCCGTTGCGCCGGTACAGCTGGATCGGCAGCGATGCCACCGAGTCCGCCAGGATCCGCACCGAGGCGAACAGCGGGATGAGCGCGATGGCGCGTTCGCTGGTGACCGCGGACGAGGCCGGCCCGCCGCTCGACCACGGCAGCGAGGTGATGGCCCGCTTCGTCGCCGAGCCGAAGCGCCGGAACGGTGTAACCAGAGCAGCCCACATGCGGCCCACGCGCGACCACCTCCCTTACAGAACCGAGTCGAGTACGTCGTAGGTGCCCGTCACCATCGGGCCCCGGATCAGCAGCGCCCAGCGGGCGAACGTGACCGCGCACAACGGGCTGATCTCGGTCAGCGAGGTGGTGCGGTCGAGCGTCCAGGCGTCGCCGTTCCGTCTCGTGCGGGCGCCGTTCACCGCGGCGGTCAGCGGCACTTGGTCGATGTGCTTGACGGTGCCCTGGTTCATGGCGTCGGCCATCTGTCCGCAGGTCTCGATGATGTCGCCGCTGCGCATCACGGCCAGGTCGCCGCGCTCCGGATGCTCCTTGTCCTTGGGCACGTCGATGCCCGCGGCCACCAGGTCGTCGATGAGCGAACTCGCCGGCGCCCCCGACGCGGCGACCGCCACGGCAACCGGCTTCCACAGACCGTGCAGCTTCACCATGGCGGGCACCACCCAGTCCGTACCGGGCCGGTACGCCACGACCTCCAGGTGCACGCGACCGTCCGGCCTGCGGCACGCTGCGGCGATCGCCGCCCGCTTCCGGTCCTGCGACACGTCGATGGCGAACGCCACGTCCGTGTTCGCCTTGCTCTCCTTGTCGACCAGCCCGGGCCACGCCGTCTTCGGCACGTTCGGATCGGACGGCGGGGTCGGCTTCCGTGTGCGGTTCAGATAGGCCCGGTCGAACTCGGCCGGGTCCATCTTCTCCAGCTCGGCGGCGATGATCGCCTCGGTCACCGTGTGCCCCAGAGCGGGCAGCGTCGCCCGCCACGTCGCCGGGTCCGACCGGTCCATGTCCTCCGGAGCGAACCACTCGAAGTACGCAGCCCGGGGCCGGACCGCTGCAGCGTCCTCGGCGAGCGCGGCGAACAGCGCCTCGATCAGCGCGCGCCCCATCTCCCGCTTCTTGTTCAGCCACACCGACTTGGTCGTGCCGCCGGCGGACGCCCACCACAGCTGTGCCATGGACCGGGTCAGCATGGCCGGGCTGAACGCCTGCTCCAGGCGGTCGTCTTCATGCGCGAAGGCTTCGTCGATGAACCCCAGGTCCAGCGGCGGGCCGTGGCCGGCCTTCTCCGTGTTCGCGGTGATGCCCATACGCGAGCGGGTCGATGGCCACAGGATCGCCTCGTTGCCGTTCGACTTCCGGATGCGCGCCCGCTTCACCAGATCTGAGCCGGAGATCTTCTCCCAGAACTCGTCTTCCCACCGCTGCCGCGCCATGCCCCTGGTCTGCGCTGCGTACACGATGTTTTGCCGGGGCCAGGCGAGCGACCGGTGGACTTGGGCGCCGAGGCACAGCTCGGTCTTGCCCTGCTGCCGGGACACCGACAGGCCGACCTCACGGTGAGCGAACAGCCCGGTGTCCGGGTCAATCTCCAGGGCGACGTCGGACACGTACTTCTGCCACGGCATCGGCGGGGCACCGAGCTTGGCCATGACCTTCCACAGCTTCGGCCCCAGCGACGGCCGGTCTGGATGCCGCGGCGTCCCCCAGCGCGGCGGGCACGTCAGCCCGTACCGCTCGTACAGATCCTCGGCGAACTCAGTCGGGGGAGCCCAGGTCTCCGAGGTCGTCGTCATCGTCAGCGGCCCGCCCCTCCAACAGCTGGGCGAGCGTCTGCCGGAGCTCGCGGGTCAACTGGGGCAGGAGCTTGTCGTCCTGGGCGACGGGCTCACCGCATGTCTCGCATCGGCCCGTGGCGGCTCCGTCGATCCGGCCAGCCAGCGTGTACGCCAGTTCGGACAGGGACGGCTCGACACCGACCAGGTCGCCGAGCTGCTCGACGTCGCTGCGCACGGCGTCCTCGACCGAGCCCATGGCGCCCCCTTCCATGATCATCCGGCCGTGATCGGCCCGGGGGGAGAAAAATAAAAGCTGGGCGCGGGGTTGCGATATGTCCGATTTCTAAAAATCCCAGAGCCTCGGCCCCGATCTCGGCTCGTTGCCGCAGTTCAGGGGCCTGCGAACCAGTC